CGACGTCGCGGACGCTCGCCGGGCGGATGACCGCGGTGAGCGTGCCGTCCTCGTTGCCCGGGATCTTGGGGGTGTGGGTGATCGTGCCGGCGATGGTCGTGAAGCGCACGCCTCACGCGTAGCACGTGAGCGCGGGTCAGGTGAAGGTCACGGAAATCTCGTCGGCCGCGGTCTCGGCGGACGCGAGCGCGACGAACGGGATCTCAGCGATCATCTCGTCCGACTCGGGCGCGTTGAGCGATGCGGACCCGACCTCGAGGCGCGGGAGCGAGATCGTGACGATGCTTCCCGCGGTCGTGCCGATGACGACCGTCGCCGCGATCGGGTTGTACGTCGCGACGAAGTTGGCGTTCAGGTTGCGGACGAACTCGACCGCGTTGCTCGCGGTGACGCGGCACCGCAGCGTGCCGGTGACGCGGCGACGGCCCAGCGTGACGTCGGCGCTGAACCGCGTCAGCGCTTCGTCGGTGTGCGCCTTCGATGCGTTGTCGAGTTCGAGGTCGAGCCCGACGACGCGCATGGTGTCGCGCGAGAACGTGATCGGGCCCCACGACACCGAGCCCGCGATGCCTGCGACGGGCTGACCCGCCAGCGTCTCGGACGGCAGGAACGGCAGAAGCAGAGAGCCCGCCGACATGCCGTGCGACGACTCTGCGGTGACGTTCGTGAAGCCGGCGCCGCCGCTGTTCGCCGCGCCGATCGCGTCGACGCGGAACCCGGCGCCGCTGTTGTCCGCGCCCACCTGGTAGTAGAGCGCGCCGACGCTCGGGGCGATCTGGCCTTCGTTGTTGGTCGCAACCCAGGTGCTGCCGGTCGTGCCGGTCTGGAGCGTGAGCGGTGCGCCGAGGATGCGCCGGCGCGCGAACCCCTCCCAAGTCAGCTCGGGCGGGTTCGGGCCGTCCACCTTCAACGCCATCTTGTTCACGACGCATCCGACGGCCGAATCGAACAGCACGCCGAGGTGGCCGCGAGTCAGCGTGAACATGCGCTGCACCTGGCTGTTGCTCGGCGTGTACGCCACGCTCGTCCCCGCGGTGATCGTCTCGGTCCCGAACGCCGACGTCCACAGGTCGAAGTCGTCGGGCGCGGTGCCCGCAGTGCCCGACGGCCGCAGGTAGCTTGTGGCCTTCCACGCGAGCGAGTAGCCCGTGGTGATGCGCGAGACGAGCGAGCGCGTCGGCCGGTTGTCCATCCGGTCCTCGCGCCCGTTCTCGGCCGTGAACTCGACCGAGCGAACGCGGAGCGCGTGCGCGGCGATCGGACGGACGGCGGTGTCGTAGGCGGTCTGAACGCTGGCAAACGCGCGCAGGTCGCGCCCCATCGCGTGCTGTACGAGTAGACCCATCTCAGACCTCCACGATCACGCGCGCGCCATCGCGCACGAGCTCGGCCAGCCGCACGTTGGCGGCGATGGTGATGGTGTTGTCCGCGACCGCGACGACGGTCCCGGTGGCGTCGGCGGCGCCTTCGACGACGACCGACGCGCCGACGGCGGGCGCGGTCTCGCCCTGCGCAAGCGTCGCGGTGATGACCGAGGTCGACGCCTCGGTGCGCATGGTGGAGACGTTCACGATGTGACCCCCTGTGGCTCGTGGTAGCGGATCGAAAACTTGGCGACGGCGAACACGACCATGCGATCGCCCGCGCTCGACGACTCGCGGAGCGCTGCGGGCGACATGCCGCTCTCGTCGTAGACGCTCACGACCTCGGTCATGATCGCGTAGCCGCCGAGCCGATGCGTCGCGGGCCCGGCAAGCGCGGCCTTGGCCGCGTCGAGCGCGCGCGAGGCCTGCTCCAGCATCCACTCGATCGACGTGCCGTCGTCGTGCTCGGCGTTCGTCCACGCGCCCATGGCCCGCGTACGCGCGAGCACCACGGTCAGCGGCATCCGCCACTCGACCTGGCCGTGCGAGTACGTCGCCACCGACGCCTCGGCGCGGTAGCCGACCCACCACGAGTCGCCGAGTCCGTGCGGCGTCTCGGCGGGCTGGATAAGCCACGGCCGCACCTGCGCCACGACAATCTCGAACGGGGCCGCGGTGATGGCCTCAAGCTGCGTCCGCACGGCGGCGAGGACCTGGTGTCGTTGCGAGGCCACGCGTCAGCCCTCCCAAGCGGTGCGCACGTCGCGCGCCACGCGGTCCGCGAGCGCGCCGGTCGGGTCGATCACGGCGATGGCCGCGTCGATGTACCGCTCGCCCTCGATGCGCACCGACGGCGCAAGGATGTAGCGCGTGATCTCGCGGGCGCGCGCGCCGGTGCCGCGCACCTCGACGAGCCGGCCGCGGCCGCCGCGCGCCGGGCGGTACTCAAGCGGTCGGCCGAACAGCCGCGGGCCCTGGCCGGGTCGCGGGCCGCCCGGGCCCTCGACGGGGATCGCGAGGCTTCGCGCGCGCACGGGGTAGACGGTGCCGCCCTGGTCCTGGATACGCGCGTAGGGCAGGTTCGACGCGACCACGGCGCGCACGTCGTCGCGGTCGACCTCGATGGTTGTGCGCCACGAGCGCGCGAGCCCGCCGCGCGGCCGCTTCGTCAGCCGCTGCACGACCTGGCGCGAGATCTCGCCCTCCAGGTCCTGCGCGGTCCGCGTCATCTCGGTGAGCGTCGACTCGCGGAGGCCGGTCAGCGCCAGCCGCTCGACGGTCGCCGACAGGCGCGCGTCATCGATCTCGACGGTGATCATCGCACGCGCTCGTCAGCCCAGCCCGCGGACACGGGCTCGTAGTCGGGATCATCGATGGCGGCGATCTCCGCGCTGCGCGACGTGCCGCCCGCGGTCATGGTCGCGCGCACCGCGCCGTAGCCGCTCTCGGCGTCAAGCGAGCGGATGAGGTCGTCCATAGCTTCAAGCCGCGCGCGCGTGACGTTGACGCCTTCGATGTTGCGGTCGGGGAGCCGCACGAGCCGGGCCCGCATCAGCCGCGCCACGCGCGAAGATGCGAGCCCGACCGTGCCGAGCTCGGTCAGGGCCTCGTCGATGACCTCGTCTTCGACCAGCGGCTCCGTGGACGACACGTCGCCCACGCGCTCGCGCACGCGGGTTCGGTTGGTCCGAGCCGTGACGTCGTAGGTCCAGGTCATCGCGTCAGCCCCTCATCAGGTCACGCCAGGCACGTCGCGAAGTGCACGCCCGCGACGTTCGCGGTGACGCGCGCGTCGATGCCGATCATCGCCTCGATCATGTCGCTGCGGAGCCGGTCGTCGGTCCAGCGGCGGACGGCGCCGACGCCGGTCACCGCGGGGCCGCGCAGCTCGAACAGCTTGACCGCGGCGGGGCTCACCAGGCTCGGCGAGCTCGGCGCGTGCATCAGGCACATCTGGCCCGACGACAGGTCCGTGGTCGTGACGGTCGCGTTGCCCTCGACCGACGTCACCCGCGCCACGTCGATCACCACGTAGCGGTCGACGCCGAAGATGCCGGCCATCTGCTCGCGGCGCGCGGCACCCGTCAGGATGCCGTTGCCGCTGATGGCGGCGTTGATCTTCGTCTGAATCTGCGAGTGCGACCGCAGCGTGCGATCGACGTCCGCCGACACGACGAGCACGTTCGGCACTGCCGAACCGCCCGTCTGCGTGCGCGCGATGTCGCGGCCGCGCTCGATCACGCCGATCGGGTCGCTGCCGCTCTGCGCGAACGAGAGGAACTGGAGCCCCGTCGGCGACGACGAGACACCTTCCAGTCGGTTCGTCGACGCCCACGAGGAGTTGAGCATGACGCTCGACGCGAAGACGCGGTCCTCGGCGTACAACGCCTTCGACATCAGGCCCTCGACGAGCGCTCGCTCGTATTGCGCGGGGTCGTCGGCGTTGTCGCGCTCCTGCCACACGATCTGCGCGGCCAGGGCCTCGGGCTGGATCTGGTATCGGACGGTCGCACCGCCCGGACGCCAGATCGGCGCAGCGTCGCCGTAGCCGGTGCCGCGGAAGTCGTCGCGGAGGAAATCCGCGCGGTCCCACACGTAGATGAGGTCGCTCGTGCGCGTGACCGGCACGGGCTGGGTGAGAGCCTGGCGCGCGGCGCCGGGGTTGTTTCTGACGTAGGCGATCGCGTGGTCGGTGAGCAGGCGATCGACGTGCGTGTTGGCGCTCATGTTGGTTGGTCTCCTTCAGGCCGCTCAGGCCACCGCGCCGTCACGATCGACGTGCACGCTCACGATGTCACCCTGCGCGCCCGCGGCCTCAAGGGCCACAGCGATGCGCCGGTGACCCGACGTCGCCGAGCCGCCCACGCGGCCCGTGGTCGCGTCGGCCACGAGGTCGACACCGGCGTTGAACGCTTCGTGGGCCTCGGCCTTCGCGCCGCCGTGCACGATGACGGTCACGCGCGAGCCCGACACGCCTCCGCCGACGCCGAGATCGTCGAGGATGCCGATGACCGCGGCGCCCGCTGCGCTAGGAAGCACGACCTGGCCGCTGGTGTTGAGTGCGACCGCGCGGTAGCGCGAGCCGCTGAGATCCGCGCCCGCGGTGAACGGCAGGCGGACCGGAGGGGTGTTATAAAGTGCCATGTTGGTGATCCTCGCTCAGCGCCCGCCGTTGCGCCCGAAGCGCTCGGCGTAGAGGGTGGGGTGATCGACCGCGACCATCGCCGCGAGCTCGTCCGGAGTGGCCTTCGGCGACTTGCTCTTGGCCGCCATGTACGCGTCGTCGAACGTCGCGATCGAGCCCGAGCCCGGCGCCGTGAGGCCCTGGCGCGCCTGAAGCGCCTTCGCGGCCTCGGACGACGCCTTGGCGATCGACTCGACGACGGTGCGCTGCGCCTCCGGGAGCGCGACGAGCACGCTCACGAGGTCGTCGTGCGACGCGCCCGGCACCTCGCCGATCTTCGCCTTCACCGCGTCCGCGATGTCGCGGCGCTTGATCTGCGCCGCGAGCGTCGCGCTGATCTTGGCCTGCTCCTCAAGCTTGGCCTCCAGCGCCTTCATCGCCTCGCGGGCCTTGGCCTGCTCCGGCGTCATCTTGTCCTCGGCCTCAGTCGGCGGCATCAGCGACGCCATCAGCGACGCCTTGTCCTCGGGCCCGAGCGCGGCGATCGCCGCCTTGATCTCATCCACGGTCATTGCGGTCTCCTTGTTCTTGCGTGTCTCGCGGATCGCCACGCCCTTGCCCGCGCCCTCGGCGACGAGCGAGACGTCTGCGATCTCCAGGTCGACGAGCACGGCGAGACCCGGCACGTCGGTGGGGTTGAGCGCCTTCTCGGCGGTGACGTCGAGCGGCACGCGACGGCGCCGGAAGCGCATCGACAGCTCGCGCAACTCGCCCGACTCCACGCGCGCGATGGTCGCGGCGTCGGTGACCTCGCCGCCGATCCACCAGCCCGTCGGGCCCTCGGGCGGCACGCCGAGAGCGAGGCGCT